AGGATTAACGGGTTTGTTCTTGAGGGTGTGAAGCGCGAGGTGGCTTCAGAGTATGGTTTGTCCAGTGATGCGATCGCTTTCTTGTCGGGTGGCGATAAGGAGTCGCTTGCCGAGTCTGCGAAAGCTTTGAAGGGTTTGATCGACCATAGTAGTGGTGGCGCGGGTGTGCGCCGTCTTGCGGGGAGTGCCCCCGTGGATGATGTTAAACGACGTGAGGGTGTCGCGTTTGTGGATGCTCTTGTCAATAATTCTAGGAGATGATTTGTGATGGCTGACGATTTTCTTTCTGCAGGGAAGCTTGAGCTTCCTGGTTCTATGATTGGTGCGGTTCGTGACCGTGCTATCGATTCTGGTGTTTTGGCGAAGCTTTCGCCGGAGCAGCCGACTATTTTTGGCCCTGTTAAGGGTGCCGTGTTTAGTGGTGTTCCTCGCGCTAAGATTGTTGGTGAGGGCGAGGTTAAGCCTTCCGCGTCTGTTGATGTTTCGGCGTTTACTGCGCAGCCTATCAAGGTTGTGACTCAGCAGCGTGTCTCGGACGAGTTTATGTGGGCTGATGCTGATTACCGTCTGGGTGTTTTGCAGGATCTGATTTCCCCGGCTCTTGGGGCTTCGATTGGTCGCGCCGTGGATCTGATTGCTTTCCATGGTATTGATCCTGCCACTGGTAAGCCTGCTGCGGCTGTCAAGGTGTCGCTGGATAAGACGAATCATGTTGTTGATGCAACCGATAGCGCTACGACTGATCTTGTTAAGGCTGTCGGTCTTATCGCTGGTGCTGGTTTGCAGGTTCCTAACGGTGTTGCTTTGGATCCGGCGTTCTCGTTTGCCCTGTCTACTGAGGTGTATCCGAAGGGGTCTCCGCTTGCCGGCCAGCCTATGTATCCTGCAGCCGGGTTTGCCGGTTTGGATAATTGGCGCGGCTTGAATGTTGGTGCTTCTTCGACTGTTTCGGGTGCCCCGGAGATGTCGCCTGCCTCTGGTGTTAAGGCTATTGTGGGTGATTTCTCTCGTGTTCATTGGGGTTTCCAGCGTAACTTCCCGATCGAGCTGATCGAGTATGGCGATCCGGATCAGACTGGGCGTGACCTGAAGGGCCATAATGAGGTTATGGTTCGTGCCGAGGCTGTGCTGTATGTGGCTATCGAGTCGCTTGATTCGTTTGCTGTTGTGAAGGAGAAGGCTGCCCCGAAGCCTAATCCGCCGGCCGAGAACTGATTCATTTGTTGCGGTGATGTGTCAATGTGCAGGGGGTGGTGTTGATGGGTATCATTTTGAAGCCTGAGGATATTGAGCCTTTCGCCGATATTCCTAGAGAGAAGCTTGAGGCGATGATTGCCGATGTGGAGGCTGTGGCTGTCAGTGTCGCCCCCTGTATCGCTAAACCGGATTTCAAATACAAGGATGCCGCTAAGGCGATCCTACGTAGGGCTTTGTTGCGCTGGAATGATACTGGCGTGTCGGGTCAGGTGCAGTATGAGTCTGCGGGCCCGTTTGCTCAGACTACACGGTCTAGTACTCCCACGAATTTGTTGTGGCCTTCTGAGATTGCCGCGTTGAAGAAGTTGTGTGAGGGTGGTGGTGGGGCTGGTAAAGCGTTCACTATTACACCGACCATGAGGAGTAGTGTGAATCATTCTGAGGTGTGTTCCACGGTGTGGGGTGAGGGTTGCTCGTGCGGGTCGAATATTAACGGCTACGCTGGCCCTTTGTGGGAGATATGATATGACCAGTTTTCCTTATGGTGAAACGGTTGTGATGCTTCAGCCGACTGTTCGTGTCGATGATCTTGGCGACAAGGTGGAAGACTGGTCTAAGCCTGTCGAGACTGTGTTCCATAACGTGGCCATCTATGCTTCCGTTTCGCAGGAGGATGAGGCCGCGGGGCGTGACTCTGACTATGAGCATTGGTCGATGCTTTTCAAGCAGTCTGTTGTGGGTGCTGATTATCGTTGCAGGTGGCGTATTCGGGGTGTTGTGTGGGAGGCTGACGGGTCTCCTATCGTGTGGCATCACCCCATGTCCGGTTGGGATGCTGGCACGCAGATCAATGTGAAGCGTAAGAAGGGCTGATGGGTAGTGGCACAAGATGTGAATGTGAAGCTGAACTTGCCGGGTATTCGTGAGGTGTTGAAGTCTTCTGGGGTGCAGGCTATGTTGGCTGAGCGTGGCGAGCGTGTCAAGCGTGCGGCCTCGGCGAATGTGGGCGGTAACGCTTTCGATAAGGCCCAATACCGTAATGGTTTGTCGTCGGAGGTGCAGGTTCACCGTGTCGAGGCTGTCGCCAGGATTGGCACCACCTATAAGGGTGGTAAAAGGATTGAGGCGAAGCATGGCACGCTGGCCCGGTCGATTGGGGCTGCGTCGTGATCGTCTACGGTGACCCTAGGAAGTGGGCTAAACGTGTGCTGGGGGATGATGGCTGGCTGTCCGGTATACCTTGTGTGGGGACGGTGCCTGACGATTTCAGCGGTGACCTGATTTGGTTGGCGTTGGATGGTGGCCCGCAGTTGCATGTTCGTGAGCAGGTGTTTTTGCGGGTGAACGTGTTTTCTGATATGCCTGATCGGGCTATGTCTTTGGCTCGTCGTGTTGAGGCTGTGCTGGCAGACGGTGTGGACGGTGACCCGGTGGTGTACTGTAAACGGTCTACTGGCCCTGATCTTTTGGTGGATGGTGCACGTTTTGATGTGTATTCGCTTTTTGAGCTGATATGCAGGCCTGTCGAATCCGAGTAAACGTTTTGTTTTGATATTGTTGTTTGTTTTTTGTTTGATATTGTTTTTGGGGGTTATGATGGCTGGAACACGTAAAGCGTCTAATGTTCGCTCTGCTGTTACGGGTGACGTCTATATTGGTAAAGCTCATGCCGGTGACACTATTGATGGTGTGAAGACGGTTCCTGATGGGTTGACTGCTTTAGGGTATCTGTCTGATGACGGTTTTAAGATTAAGCCTGAGCGTAAAACGGATGATTTGAAGGCTTGGCAGAATGCGGATGTTGTTCGCACTGTGGCCACGGAGTCGTCTATCGAGATTTCTTTCCAGCTGATCGAGTCTAAGAAGGAGGTTATCGAGCTGTTTTGGCAGTCGAAGGTTACTGCCGGATCCGATTCGGGTTCGTTCGATATTTCTCCTGGCGCCACCACTGGCGTGCACGCTTTGTTGATGGATATTGTTGATGGTGATCAGGTTATTCGCTACTATTTCCCCGAGGTTGAGCTTATCGATCGTGACGAGATCAAGGGTAAGAATGGCGAAGTGTACGGGTATGGTGTGACGTTGAAGGCTTACCCTGCCCAGATTAATAAGACTGGTAATGCGGTGTCGGGTCGGGGGTGGATGACGGCTTTAAAAGCTGATACTCCTCCGGTTCCGCCTTCTCCGAAGCCTCAGCCGGATCCGAATCCGCCGTCCGAGAACTGATACACGATTTTAGGGATTGTTGATAGATGAGTGACACAGGTTACACGTTGAAGATTGGTGACCGTAGCTGGGTGTTGGCGGATGCGGAGGAGACGGCTCAGGCTGTTCCTGCCCGCGTTTTTCGCCGTGCAGCTAAGATTGCCCAGTCGGGGGAGTCTGCGGATTTCGCCCAGGTTGAGGTGATGTTTTCTATGCTAGAGGCTGCCGCCCCGGCTGACGCGGTGGAGGCCCTGGAGGGGCTTCCTATGGTTCGTGTGGCCGAGATTTTCCGCCAGTGGATGGAATACAAGCCTGACGGTAAGGGTGCCTCGCTGGGGGAATAGTTTGGCTCCACGGCCTGATTGATGATTATCGTGGGGCCATCGAATATGATTGGAGAACCCGGTTCGGTTGCTCGGTTTATGATGTTGGTGGCCCGGTGATGTGTTACGGTGAGGCTGTCCGGCTGGCTGGCGTGTTGTGTACCGATACGTCGAGCCAGTTGGCGGCCCACCTGAATGGTTGGCAGCGCCCGTTTGAGTGGTGCGAGTGGGCTGTGTTGGACATGCTGGATCATTACAGGTCTGCTAATAGTGAGGGGCAGCCGGAGCCTGTGGCGAGGCCTACGGATGAGCGTAGGGCCCGGTTTACGTCTGGGCAGGTGGACGATATTTTGGCGCGTGTTCGTGCCGGTGGCGGGGTGTCTCGCGAGATTAATATTATGGGGTGAATAGTGTATGTCTGGTGAGATTGCTTCCGCATATGTGTCGTTGTATACGAAGA